ATTGATTTAATCTGTGTCTTTATGTTCATATTCTCATTGCCTTTGCTCAGTTAATTGTTTTCTCTCATATTGTGGCGTGCTGGCCTGCCTTAGTCAAAAAAAATCTGACTCTTAGCAGCTCTAAGCCGTTACATCATTGTTATTCCCTGCTATATCTATAATAGTATCGTCTAGTTCGTATTGTAGATATGTAAGACTATCTTGGTTTTCTTTTTTTGATAGTATATCTAAATTCTCCTCAGGATAAGCAACTCTTACTGCGTCTTTGATTAACTCTAGGTTCATACTATGGTTATCTTTTACTGTACTAATTTTGTGATGTATCTTTCTTACGATATAACGGCCACTCATATATGGGTCTATGCCAAGTGGATTGTCCATACCAGGTGGTTCATACGCCGGTACTTCAAAACTGCATAAATCTCCTACTGATAAACCTGTGAAACCTCTTGCGTTCAATGTTATGACTTGACTTTTAAATGATAGTTTCTGTGCTAATGCTCTTGGAAATATTCGTTCACCTTCTGGTCCCTCGTGTTCGTTTTGTACTTTAGATGTAGTAGAAACGAAATTCATAGTACCCTCTGGCTTATCACTTATCATCTTATTATCTTTGTAGTTAAACACTGGTAATTGACCCTTGTTATCAGTCATACCACCCTTGCCATCGTGTTCCGTGTGAAATATAGTAGGAAAGTATGTATTGTAATCAAAGTCTAATTCCGAAAAGGTTTTGTTGAATATATCGTGTGTAACCATCTTACTTGCATATACACCATTTGATAAATTCTTTAATGTGTCAAACTGATCTTTGATTGCATAAGAATCCACAGTCTGCATTTCTTTAATAATATCTGTTTCACCTGTACCACCTTTTACATTACGAGGTTTCTGTTGAAACTTAGCAACCACAGGTCTTGCTGCTCCTGATATTGCTAACATATTTTCTATACTTCTAAATCTGTAACCTGTACTGTCTTCGTAAAATATCATACCACTTGAAGCGTACTTCATTGGTTCAGCATTAGCGGCTAGTTTAGATATTGCATTAAAAGGTTTTAATCTAGGCATAACAAATTTATGGATGCCTTTTGTTTCTTCTACGATTAAATTCTTTGTACTTTCAATGTCGCTTCTGAATATGTCAATGACCATTTGATCTACTGTGCCTGTCATAGTTCTATTGACTCTAGTCATTTCATTGCTCAACATTTCTTTACTGCAAAAATGCAACATATAAATTTGTGATCCTGGTGTAGTAGGTTGTCTATCTGAAATCTTGTAAATGTGCATAGGGTGACCTGTCATAGTAGAAAAGTCGTAACCTTTACTGCACCCTGGCGTTGCCAATTTAAACTCTATTGATTCGTAACCTGTTAGAGGTAAGTGTGATAAGACTGCTTGTCCGTCTGCGACAATGACATTACCATATATGCCTGGTCCTTCTAAAGACTCATATAGGTTAATTTCCATAACCAATGATCTGATTGAAATTGATTTAGGATTTTCGTTTGATCCATCTGCTGATTGATATGACAATAAAGCAATATCGTCTAACTGGAATCTTCCTGTTTTGTCTAATTTATTTGTGTCTATTGATTCGTACATAATTATTCATTCATAAGTCTTTCAAATTCTTCTATCAATACAGGTAAAAATGCTGGTTCTAATAATCTTATTCTGCTAATTTTATCCTGGTTTCTTTGTTCGTGTTCTCTATTAGATACTGATTGAGCGCCAGCGTCTGTACTATTACATTCAATTAAGTGTGAGTAGTCTATTGATTTTTGAGGACCACTTGATTGTATTTTCTCATAATGGTGTGTTGCCTCAGCATTATCGTATTTGTCTTTGATATAATCTTCAAATGCTTGAAAGGTCATTGGCCATTCGTAATATGCGTCTTGTACATTATTTGATATTAATATTATCCAATGCAATAATGGATTGCCAAAATGTTTGCCTGCAATATCTTCAGGTCGTTCACCATTATTAACAAAGTATTCTGAATACAAACTTGCTTCGTTTTTAATCTTATCTCTAATCTTTATTCGTCTGAATAAATCTACTACTTGTTTGTATGTTTTAGTACCTGGTTGTATATAATTGCCTCTAGGGAATCTTTCAAAGTACATATTAATATCCTTGTGCTACTGTTTCTTTAGTCATAATTTCTGTTTCACCAAATTGTAAATTCATTTTGATAATAGTAGGTGGAGCACCTCTTTCATCTGGTGTTAGTGTAGATACAACACCTTCAGGTGCATAATCTATTTCACAAGTTTTAAGAACACAACGACTAATTCTCGGTAAGTATTGGTTCTCGTTATCTCTATACATATATGTTATTTGAAATTCTGATGGTACATCAAAGTATCCATTAGCGTCATTCTTGTGTTGTGGTAACATATGAAATCTAAACATTTGTAATATCTTGTGTACGCTATCTTTTTCTTTTTCATTCTTAGCTGCAAAAGTAAATGGAAAATTAAACTCTCTAAATGGTACTGATTTAAATACTGACTCTAAATTAGGATTCTTTGCCTGACCTCTAAACTTGTCATATAATCCTCTTGCGTTCTCCATACCAGGTATGATTGCTAATGCACCAAAACCTGCCATTTTAGTTAGTTCAGTTACACCTGACAGACCTTTACCTATTGATTTAATTGCACCTTCAAAATCGTCTGCATTTACTAGTCCTGCTAAACCTTGTGCTAGATCACCTGCAACACCAGTTTCTAATGCCTCGTATTCAGCACTATAATTAAATTTCATACCTTCAGGTGGCATATACAATAATATACTATCTGTTACATAGGTGTGATTTGATTCTGCGTGTTTAAATAAACCAGAGTTAACACCTCTAACTCTATTGGATTGCATTATACCTTTTTGTTTTATATTTTTAATTCTGTCATTCTGTGTGCCTTGTCTTTTACCAAACATCTTCCAGTCTTCGCCAACATATCCTTCGTTAGTAGGTTTAACAACGCCATTGTCAAAAGTGCTCATTTTGAATTTTGATCTCTTATGTGCTAATATATCAAATATGACATAGTGTCCATCTCCAAGATTACTTGTTTCTTGTGGGTAATATACTGTTCCGTATGAGTAAGGATTCTCTAGCATATGTGCTGTAGCAGAATTGTTACCTATTTCTAATGGTGATTTGCCTAATAGTTTAGCAGCTACTTTAGTAGTCTGCCCTTGACTAGCAAACGAGTTCATTAATTTATTACCTACTGCGCCAGCAATAGCACTACCTATTCTGCCTTTGATTACATTTGCTACTTTTGATGTCCAAGCCATTAATTATATCCTTACTAAATATTGTTATAACTATTTATATGATATGAGCAAGTCTTTTAAAGGAATATATAAACCGATTAAACCTGAAAAATATGTCGGTAACCCAAATAACATAGTCTATCGTTCACTTTTAGAGCGTAAGTTTATGGTATATTGTGATAATAACCCAGGCATAACAAATTGGGCAAGTGAAGAATTAGCAATTAGATATTACAGTCCTATTGATAAGAAATATCATAGATACTTTCCAGACTTCATAATCAAAACAGATAAGAATAAGAAAATGTTGATTGAGATTAAACCTTCTCGTCAATGCAAAAGACCTGTCCCAGGCAAGAAGAAAACTAAATCGTATATGCGTGAGAGTTTTGAGTATATTAAAAATCAAGCAAAATGGCAAGCAGCAACAAAATATGCTGATGACAATGGTGCTGTGTTTAAGATAATTACTGAAATAGATTTAGGCGTTAAATATTAAAAATCGTTAGAAGCTGTACTGCCTTGTCTAACATATTTAAATGTGTTGTCGGGTTCGTGTATATTAAATCCTATTGTTGCACTACTACCACCTGAGGTATTATTAGCAATAGAATTATTATTCTGAACATTTATAACATTAGGTGCAATTGTTTTTGTTTCTTTCTCTAAAGATTTAAGCATTGAAGATGTTGAACCATCACCAGCATTATCACCAGTTACACTTCTTAATTCATTTATTGCGTTTACTTTTTGTTCATCGCCCATATATGATTGTGTGTCTTGCATCCTATTTTCTCTTGCTTTATCGTAACCTTCTTCACCTGGTTGTATAATATTATTTGTAACTGGATCAACAACAGGTGCCGCTAGAGGGTCTTTTGATTGTGGTAAAAATTCATCATTTGCATTTTCAGGTGCTGCTACATCTTCTTGTCCTATAGCGTAAGTGCCATCGTCCATTTGATTTGCGGCTGCAGCTTTATTCGGTTCAATTGTTGTGTCGTCACCACCCAAACCAAAAAACTTACCAACTGCTGAGTTCTTAAACCAATCAACTATGCCTTTGAAGAAATCAGTAACTTTGTTCCATATGTTTTTAAATACACCTATTATTTTACCTATATTTTCTGCAACAAATTGAAGTGCCGCTATAATCAGTAATACTTTTAATGCAATCATCAATCTAGCAGTTTTAAATATGTTAGCAATGCCTTTAAATGCTTTTCCTAATGTCTTCATAGGTGCCCCTATAAATTGTGCTATGCCACCATAGATAGATTTACCTACATCAGCAAATCCAGTAGCAACATCAGCAATAGTATCAGGTATGACCATAAATGCCTCTTTTAGTTCAGCAAGTTTACCGAACCCACCTTGATCTCTACCTGTATCTGCTGTTACAGTTGTCTTTTGGTTTATCTGATCGTTTTCTTCTTCTAATCCTTTAATGTTCTCTTGTCTAGTGATTATTTCTTTTTCTAATTCTTTTCTTTGTTTTGTTTTTAATGGGTCTAAAGCATTTAAAGATGTAATTCTTTCTTGTAGTTCAAGTTTATTAGTTGCTACAGATTGTTGTATTATCTTTTGTTCTTCTTTGTAAGACTGTAATTCTTTATTTGTTAAAATCTTTATGGCGTTACCTTTTTCATTAATTTCTGCCTGGATACCTTGTTCTCTTAATTCACCTAATTTCTTTTCTAACTTCTCCTGACTACCTGTAAATTCTTCTACTGATTTTGCTAAACCCTCATTGTAGTCATATAAATTAATACCTAATTCTTGTGTTATCTTAATTAACTTGTTCATAGCGTTACCGAAACTATCAACAGGACCTCTTTCAATCTCTTCCGTAAGTGATTTAATCATAGTAGGTACATCACCTATAACAGATTGTGTCGCTGACTTTAAACTACTATTAGTCTTGTCAAAGATTGCTTGTCCTAATTTTACTATCTCATTCTTTACTGCACCAGAATCATTTTCTGATACTGTAAATTCACTTGATAGTTTGTCTATTTTTGGTAATGCCATTTATTAACCTATGTGTGTATCTACTTCTTTGTTCTTTTTAATTTTAACTTTTGATGAAGGTGACGAGCTAACTTTGCCACTATTAACATATAGTCCAAACCAGGCTGCACCAGCACCAACAACAACTGACACAAAACCTGCTTGTGCATTGTTAGGAGCGTCTAGTAACATAAACCAGTTCATAGTTGAATAGAAAGCATAGCAGTACAACCCCATCATCAATCTTGGAATCAATCTCCAATTTGATAAAACGTGTGGTAGTTCATCTGAAAAGAAATCCCATACTAGTTTGATCGTGTCTATACCTGTTCTTTTAATCTTGTCTATCATATTCTTAACCTTTATTCTGTTGCTCTCTTTTTTTTCTCTCGTTTTCTTCTTTTATATATCTTATTAATAACGAAACATATACATCTCTTTCCCACGGTATCATAGCCTCAATTTCAGTTAGTGAATACTTATGATGTTGCATAAGAGCAAAGTTAATTTCAAATAAGGCCTCTAGGCTGTTGTGGGAGAGGCTAATCCGAAAAAATCTTGTAACCCGCTGAAGGTGATTGTACTTTCAACTCCTGTCTTTGGGTTCTTCACTTTTGCTGTGTGTCTTAATTTAGGCATTGTTTCAAAGAATTGTCTTAACTTAACAAATTGATCTTGTGTTAAATTCTCAAAAAACTCTTTCAATTCTTCTCTTGTTGATTCAGTAGTAGGGTAATTCTTTTCTCCCTCATAAATGTAATCAACACAACCTATAACTAAACTGATAATATCTTCATACGATAATGTTTTAACACCTTTTGTAGTGTACAACACTTTCATATTAGGATATTTCATAATGACACCTAATTTTCTTTTCTCATCTAACATAATATCATTTGTGTGTGCGTCATCAACTTGCACCTCAACTTTTGATATGTCAACCTCCACATCGCCATAGGTTTTCTTATCATCTGGACAAATAATCTTAAACTTTGCAACTTCTCCTACTGACTTTGCCCTAACTTGTAGGAAAATATATTCTACATCAAATGTAGGTAATGTTTCTACATCTAACTTCTCATATGTAACTGACTTCAAAATGTTTTTTGTTGCCATTTGCATTTCTTTTTCATCACCTGATTCAAGTGCCATATATAAAATCTTTTCTTCTTTTACTAGAAAAGGTCTATATTGTACCTTTACATCACTTGATGGTAAAGTCAACTCATATCTCGGTGTTTCAACTATTGGTAACGCCATAATAACTCCTTTTAATTATTAAATATTTAGTGGTGGTATTTTAAATGGTGGGAATACTCTTCCGCCAGTTACTCTACCTAGAGGTACTCGTCTTCTTAAATCGTTAAGTACATCTCTACCTGCCCTTCTCAATTCAGGTGGCAGTTTATTTATCAAACTACCAAAAATTCCTCTATTGTTCTTAATCTCAGGTATCCTGCCAACAGGACTACCTAATTCTATATTACCTTGTTTATCTATAAAGTAATTAATCCAGTATCTAAATGAAAAATCTACATCTATTGTTTGTATGTTATTAGCATCGTGGGAATATTCTACTGCACCTATTTTAGTAGGAAAGCAATCTATCAATTGTACACCATAAGTTATATCGTCCCGTTCTTGTCTGCTAGCAAATTGACCTAATTGAAATATGTTTAGGTTAGCAACATAGTTATCATAATAGTTTGTGTTAAATGTAGATGATGTTGACATAGCAGATTTTTGCCATAATTCAAAGTATGATCTCTCTCTCATAAATTTATCAGCATAAAATTGTGCTGATATAGATGATGATTTCATATCGTATACAAAATTTCTAGCAGGTGCATTGCCGTGTCTAATTTCTTTGGATACCATTTCTCTTTCAGGCATACTGATTGAAGAACAAAATGCTCTTACTCGTCTACCATTTGCCTGTTGTATGGCAAGTAAATCTGATTGTGTAGGAAATGCTTGTTTCTCTTGTGCTGCTAATGATGTGTCTTGGAAACCTTCTGAAAATAATGCGGAGTTTGATACGCCTTTAGGTAAATTAAACTCAGCATAAAATCTTGCCTTTCTAGCAAAACCCTCTGCCTCATTTACATAAGATTGAAAACGACCTATTGTAGTTTCAGGATTACCACCTTGTCTTCGTTGTAATCTTTTATCGCCTGCTACATCATCTAGCGATCTATCTCGTGGTATTCCGATACGAATATCATAACCACCAATTCTTTTTCCGCCTCTTAATATTGCCATTAGTATGGACTCCCCTTTTTAAACTGTGCCACTGGTAAATAAACTGATAATGCAGCCTTGTCGTAATCAATTCTTAAAAAACTTGATCTAACGTGGGACCACAAATACTTCTTAATTGTATTCTTAACCAATGGTATATTCTTAACTCTATCGTAACTGACATCAAAACTATTTCTACTAG